CATATAGTCATTTCATTAGGAACTAACACATTAAAAGTAGTTGTAACACCAGCTAATTTATTTTCAAAACGATCAACAAAAAACTCTATCTGTGGATCGCCTTCTAGTTGGTATTTCTCAACATACAAATCTCCTCTAAGTAACAGCTCTAGTAATCTATTGGCTACTGCCATTTGTGTATTAAGTACATCTTGCTCATTGCTAGTACCTCTAAAATCTGCTGGTATGCCTTCTGGAAACTCTTTGCTTTCATCTACTATATCCATGCATAATACGGATACTGAAAAGTTCCAGACATTGCCTTGCATTGTAGCTCCTGAAATCATTACATGAGATAATGGAAATATAGTTTGCTTATTTAAATCTACTTCAAATAAATCGCCATAAGTAACTGTATTAACAAAAGCATCTAATTGTAGTGTTTCTCTTATTTTGTTAGATAGGTTATAAAATCCTTGCATATTATTTCATTTTGTTTTTAATCATTCTATTTTCTAATTCTGTTTTTTCTTTTACAAAGGATAAATACATTAAGCATTGATGTAAGGGAAGCTCTGTAACTTCTTTAAATTTTGTAATGCTTCCTTGACTAAGGCAGTATAATTCGCTGTAAGCTCCCCATTTTTTATTGAATCCACTTTGTGCTGAGGTAGACTCTCCAGTTGTTCCTTCAAATAATTCGGAATATAATTCAACAATTCGTTGGTTAAATTGTAAAAAAAAACCATAGCACCCATTACAACATTAAGTGGCATATCTTTCATAACCTCACTATAGACATGGCTACCCTCATAATCTTCAATTATATATTGAGAGCCAAACTTCTTTTTAATTGGTCTAAACATTACAGCCATAGCTTTATGCATATTCCCCCAATCATTTATGTAACTAGTGATGTCTTTATTTTCTCCGTAAGTAATATCATCTAGCTTTGGAATAAATCCGTATGTAGTGCCATATATACTAAACTCAGGAACAAACTTATGTTCTATGTCAAATATTTCTTTTAAGCCTTCTGTTATCTTATCTACCTCTATTGATTTTATTTTAGAAAGCTCATAATCAGATTTAGATAATAAACATTTTAACAGATCATCATTGCTAGGATTTTCTATTAAACAATATTTTTGATAATCTTTTAATTTAATAAATTTAAGAGATGATGGAGTTATCATATAAAGCTTTTAGTATAAACACAAAAAGAGCCATGTTGTATAACACAGCTCTTTTAAAGCAATAACAGCCCTCAACCATCCAAGATTAATGACACTGTTACCTAAGTACATAAACAAAAGCTTTTATCTATGCACTATATTAAATCGTAATCTCCATTCTTATAATCTTCATAATCTTCTTCAAACTTATCTCTTATAATATTCTTACCTTTTTTTAAAGTATGAAATATATTGACAGAGCTAATGTTAGTTTCTTTAGCCATACCTCTGATGCTTAATGGAGTGTCTCTATATACTTCAAATATCTTTTTATCGTACCAATGCCATGTATCTATTTCCTGATCTATCTTATTACATATCTTTCCATAGGCATACTCTTTAATTATATCTTCAGACTTGTAAAGTATTTCATCTACATTTTCTTTAAGGTTTCTATAATTACCTGTATGATTGCTTACATCACAAAACCAAGTTTTATCTGTTATATCATACAAAGTATTAATATCTACTTTGCGTATTTTATTGGCTTGTTTAATGTAGTTTATAAATATCGATCTTAGAATAAAAAACATATAACCTTTGCTAATTTTACCTTTTTTAAACATTCTATTTTGATAGTTATATTTATCTATCTTAATATATGCTTCTTGAACTATATCCTCACTATATAATCCTCCTCCTAAAGCTTGAACCATAGCTACCCACTCTTTATGATATTGGTATATTTTATTAATTAAATTCATATCATTTTAATAAATATTGGAGCAAAGTCTTTTATTGTACTTATCTCTTTTATGTATTCATCTAAATAGATCATAGAGTTATCAAAGTCTAATTGAGTTTCTTCATCTCCAATCTTTAGTAGTATGTTAATGCATTCCCAATAGTTGTAGACTACCTTTTTAGGAAAGCATGTAGTAATACCAATTATAGCATCATCAAAGCCTTCAGCTAAAACCAGAGTTTCATCTTCGCTTAAATATTTTCTTTCATATAGATTAGAAAGGATTTTAAAATCATCATCCTTCTTTGCCATCTTCCTTAAAATTTTTAGTTGCTTTAGTTAAGAACTCATCAATAGCATCTACCCTTAGAGATAGTTTTTCTATAGCTACAAATAGTTGAGCAGATACGTTTTCAAGTATTGCAAATCTTTCTTTAGTAGTGTGTTTCTTTTTATGACTCATACTATAAGTACGAGATATTTAAAAAGCGTGGTCGTGAAGTTTAATAAATGTGATACTGACCTTGATTAGGATTCTGAAGTTGGTATGATACAGCATACCTTAAAGCATCTATTAAGTGATTGAATTTATCTATTGGAGTTTTAGATTTCTTTTCAAGCCAACAGTAGTTGTTTAGTTCTTTAACTAGGTTTAAGCTTTCAGGATCAATCACTAAATCAAAGTCTTGTAATAGACTTATTCCAAAAGTTATAGAGCCTTGACCTTTAATAGCTGGAACTATGTTACAATCTCTTGACAGTTCGCTTATAAGTCGTGGTTCAGCTGAATCAGCTACTATTAAATTATCTTGTGCAAACCTTTGGTTTAGGTGTGCTATTTGTGAAGTGGTTAAATGAGTTTCATAGAAACACTCTTGAACATATATAATTTTATTTTTTTTATCTATGCTAGTTTTTAAAAGCGTTGAAGCATCTGTGGAAAATCCAAAATCTTGACCAGCTACAATAGTGCCTACTTCTTTAAACTCTCCTAGTTTCCAATTAGTAAATATCACACCTTCAGCTTTGTCTAGCCATCCTCCTAACATTTGATGCTTATATTTTTCTGGTCTGTGCTTTTTAATTTCTGCTATTCTATTTAAATAACTTTGAGAGAGGTTTTCTAAATTGTCTTTATAAGTTGTATGCACATAGCAGACATCGTTAGTTTTAACATTGATACCAGCTTGTATTCCTTTGCTTTCAAAAAACCTTTCATATATCCAATGCTCTTTAGTAGTTGGGTTTAGTATAAGTATTATTCTATTATCTCTTCCTTTTTGTCTTACCGATAAATCTATCTTATCAAATATATCTTCATCTACTAATTCCTCTGCTTCATCCATTACCCATGTTGTAATGCCTTGTAATGATTTAAGATTTGCTGTTTGATCTCCTGATGATGTTTTGATTCCTCTAAATAATATCTTGCTTCCTGTGGCTTTATTTACAATCTCATCTTTAGTTGTATAAAAGTTATTTTCATAACCAAGCATCTCAATCTTCTCTTTGAATTCTGGAATGATAGAAATGTTAGCTGATCTTAAAGTATATCTAGTAAATAATACATTATGCCCTGACTCTGTCATTATTAAAAGCAGTAGGCTAGTAGCTACTCCAAATGATTTACCAGAACCTCTACCTCCAGTAAATATAAAATACCTAGTATCTACTTCATCCCAAATTAAGAACTTGTCATTAATCATTTTTCTTAATAGCAGTTATTAAGTCTTTGAAGTTGATTCCTATTCCTTCGCCTGTTGTATTTAAATCCATAGTATCTTTTGGCTTCCCTCTACGATAACTTAGATATAGTTGTACAGCTCTTAAATCTCCATCTTTAATAAGTTGTTTAAGAACTTGCAATACTTCATCCTCATCTATTATTCTATCTAATCTTTCTATTAGTTTTTGCTCTGAAGCTTTAGACTTTCTACCAGCTCCATCTCTTTTACCTCCTCTATTTTCTATTTTCATATTTTTATTAGTTTTGAAAAACTTTGATTAATCAAACATTAAATGCTTGTAAATCTTCTTTTAGCTTCCCATTGTATTTTTTTAGTCTTGCTAGTCATTGACCTTTTAGAAACTAACTTATTGTAGTTTTCTCTTAAAGAGTTTATTTGTTGTTCGTTTTTCATTATGTTATTTTTCTATACTATTAAAGTATTGTCTAGCTCTTTCTAATGTTGGAACAGTTATTATATATCTTTCGTTTTTATATATTTTCCAATCATAATTAAATGGTCTGTATTTTATTGTTTGATCTACCTTTTGAATTATATAATCTTCATATT